AAGAGACGCAACTATGAGATCGTCACCAGATCAGTGGATAGAAAAAGCTATCAGTTTGTACCATACACATAATGCTGATAGAATAATTGCAGAAGTGAACAATGGTGGTGATCTTATTGAGCGTTTACTAAGAACAAGAGATGTAAATGTTCCTTACAAAAGTGTACGAGCAACAAGAGGTAAGGTAACAAGAGCAGAGCCAGTCAGTAGTTTTTACGAGAGAGGTATGGTCAGTCATGTTGGAATATTCAAAGAATTAGAATCTCAAATGTGTTCTTTTACTGGAAATAATGTAAAATCTCAACATGATGATAGAGTAGACGCTTTAGTGTGGGCTATTACAAGTCTTCAATCTAGTGGTCAAGCAGTGTATAGGATAACTTAATGGGTATATTAGATATATTTTTCAAACAAAAGAAACAAGATCAAAAGCTAGATAGAAAAGACGCACCTAGAATAATGATCAACAAACTAGGCGCATACAACAAAATGTCCAACAAGAAGTATAGTTCTTATGCAGACGAAGGCTACAATCAAAACGCAATAGTCCATAGATCAGTAGACATCATCAGTATCAATGCCTCATCAGTCAAGCTAGATGTATTTGATGATGATATTAAACTAGACAATCACGAACTTATAACACTCTTAGACAGACCAAACCCATTACAATCAGGACAAGAATTTTTTACAAGTCTATTCTCATATCTAATGATATCAGGTAATACTTATATACTCAGAGACGCAGATGATCTAAGACCACCAAGAGAGTTGTATCTATTACGACCAGATCGTATACAAATCAAAGCTGGTGAGACAATCATACCAAGTTCTTATGACTATGTAGTAGACGGCAAGACACTCAAAAGCTATCCTGTAGATCAGACAACAGGACAATCACAACTAAAACAGATCAAACTATTCAACCCAGTAGATGACTACTACGGATGTAGCCCTATGATGTCAAGTGCATACAATATTGATCAGCACAACTTAGCTGGCATACACAATGTAGCTTTACTTAAAAATGGTGCTACACCATCAGGTATGTTGAAGTTCAATCCAAGAGATGAGGCTGGTGAGAGTACAACACTGACAGATGATCAAAGAGCAAGACTGCTAGAAGACTTAGAGTTCAGGTTTCAAGGATCACACAACTCAGGTAGACCACTACTGTTAGAAGGTGACTTCGACTATACACAAATGGGATTATCACCAAAAGACATGGACTTCTTAGAACTGTCTAATATGAGTGCTAGAGAGATAGCGTTATCGTTTGGTGTACCAGCGCAACTTATCGGTATTCCAGACGCACAAACTTATAGCAACATGGAAACTGCAAAACTATCTTTGTATGAAGAGACAATCATACCACTGTTACAAAGAGTAGAATCAGATCTGAATGAGTTTCTTGCACCACTGTATGACGGCAACATAAGAGTACAGTATGACATAGACTCTATACCAGCTATGGCTGAGAAGAGAAGACAAATTTATGAAAATGTAGTAGGTGGTGTTCAGGCTGGTATTCTTACAAGAAACGAGGCTAGAGAGAGGCTTGGACTAGAGAACGTCAGTGGTGGTGATGAATTGTATATACCATCTAACTTATTCCCTATCGGTGAGACACAAGAGAGCAGTCAGGACAATGCAAAACCTGTAGATGTAGATGGCGCAGAAAAAGATTTCAATGAGATGTATGGAGAAAAAGCTAGGGTAGATGTGGACACTTATACAACAGAAGAAGAGGCTGAACGCAGAGCAGATCAAATAGGATGTGCTGGCACACACAGTCACTCAATAGATGGTCAAACAGTTTATATGCCATGCAGAACACATGGTGAATACGAGGCAAGGCTATCAGGTAGATATCAAGAAGAAGACAAGCAAACAAACTTCCCACAGTCAGGAGATGATAAAAAGATATCACTTAGAAACAGTAACTTCCCATTGTTTGACAGACAGTTTGCAAAGACAATCAAAGAAGAACATCCAGATATCTGGCGTGCTGGTGGTAACATAGAAGGCAATAGAAGTTACAGACTGCTTACAGATCACTTAGATAACGACAAAGAGACACCAACAATACTTGATAAGATCAAAGAAAGAGAGGCATGGGCTAGTAGACACTTTGAAGATGGTAGTCAGTTCAAAGATCCAGACACATCACCAACATTATCAAACATAGCTGGTGTAGTAGCACAAATGAAATGGTTAGTTATTGGAACACTTGGTGAGCGAACAATGAAGGATGTCGTCATGGATGTAATCAAAAAAAGAGAAGACAAGAGATACCATGATGATGAAGACGAAGATGAGACAAAAGCACCAAGATTGACTGCAAAAGCAAAAAAAGGAATAGAAAACAAAGTAAAAGATCACAACGAAAAACACGGCAATAAAAGGGGAAAGAGAGTGACAGTTAGGATGTTGTCAGCAGTTTATGTCAGAGGCATAGGCGCTTACAGAACTAACCCACAATCTGTACGAAGTAATGTTCAATCAGAAGAACAGTGGGCTATGGCAAGAGTAAATGCTTTCCTAAGAGCAGTTGTTACTGGTAGATTCTCTGGTGGCAAGTTTGATCTTGACTTATTACCGAGAGATCACCCACTATCTTCTAAAAAATAAGGTAGTTATGCCAAGCAAAGACAGATCGTCTATCTCAAAAGCCACGGCTCACGATATCGTAAGAGCGTGGAATCTACCGAACATGACTTGTCAAAAGGATGTTTTTGAATATCTAGGTCTATCAACAGACAGTGGATCTATGACATTCTACAGACAACAAGCAGAAGAGATGACTGGGATTAGATTATTACCGCACAACAATAAATACAACAAAGTCACCAGAACAGAGAGAGAAAACTTACCCCCACTTACTAACCATGTAGACATAACAGATCATCCATACTGTATGCTAGTATTCTCTGACGCACACTTTGAAGGACACGAAACCCCATCATATAAAATTATGCTTAAGGTACTCAAAGATCTTATGAAGGACAGACAACTCAAATGCGTTGTAGCAAATGGTGACATATTAGATTTATCAATACTTTCACACTTTGCAAAGTTCCATACAGAGATAAGACCAAAAGAGAGAACAGTACAACAAGAAATATTAGACACACAGGCGCAGTTGAGCAAGATACAAAAACTGATCAACAGTGCAAAGTACCCTATCAAGCAACTAGCCACTTTTGGAAACCACGAAACTAGACTATCCAAAGCATGCATGAGCTGGGGTAGAGCCTTCGAGGACTTTGAAGGATTCAAGATACAAAATTTATTCCCAGACTGGGAGTGGGCTATGAGTCATTTAGTAGATGATACAGTTCTCATCAAACATAGAATGAGAGGTGGTATACATACTGCTTACCAAAATTCAATGAGGGCTGGTATTCACATCATCACAGGTCATACCCATCAATTAAACGCAAGAACATTCAATACCTATACTACTTCCTCAATGTCAATACAAACTGGACACTTGTCACAGTCATACCATCCTTACTTAGAGGACACTATTGCTAACGATTGGAATAACGGCTTTGCAGTAATCACTGTAGATCCTACAGAAAAAACAGTAGCACCAGAACTCATACAGGTAAGCAACAGGTACAGAACGGCATTTTTTAGAGGTAAGAAGTATACGGCATGAATAAAGTAAATGATCTTGATTCAGTAGAAGAAAAATATCCAATGATAGTTGTAGACTGGAAGGATCACACTGGTGATGGTGGCTGGGTAGATAACGTCAAAGACTGCGACTTTGAAATAGCAAGATCAGTAGGATGGCTCATAGAAGACAATGATGAGGTAATCAAAGTAGCTAATTCATTGACCAAAGATTCAGGTGTAGGTGGTATATCAGTCATACTAAAATCATGTATAATCTCAATGTGGGAAGTAGATTTTAGTTATTTTAATGACGAAAGCTGAAAAAGAACATCTAAGAAAAGTAGCAGAACTAGGATGTATAGCCTGTAGAAAAAACGGATTCTACGACACACCAGCAGAAATACACCACATAAGTAACGGAATCATTGGCAAAAGAGCCAGTCATTTTGAGACTATACCCTTATGTCATTATCATCACAGGACATCAAATGAGGCATACCATAATGATCCAAAGGGCTTTACAATGAAATACGGAACACAAAAAGAACTACTGCAAGAAACTATGGACTTAATATATGGCAAAGATCAGAATAAGTAAAAGAAAATCATATAGAGAATATATTAGAAGTCTTATTACACTTAGCAACAAGTTTAGAGTAGACATAAGAAAAGTATTTGATAAATTCAAAAAAAGGTTTGCGAGAGACTTTGAGAATATACAAGATGTAGACAACGACACTGTACAATCTTTTTATGATGAGTTGTACAATACAACTGAGAAGAATATGTTGAGTATATTCGATCACATGGACAAGTCTATCAAAAGAACAAGAGGTATAAAGCAAACTGATCTTACTGATTTGATACCAGCGTTACAGTTGTATATCACAGAGATAGTTGGTCAGCATATCACACAGGTTACACAAACAACAAAAGATAAGGTCAAAAAAGAAATAGAACTAGGTATCAATGCTGGTCTGGAGATTAAAACAATAGCTGAGAATATAGCAAAAAATAATGCCTTCTCTCTATGGCGCTCTACTATGATAGCAAGGACAGAAACACATGGCGCTATGATGTATGCAAAAAGCGAGTTTACGAAAAACTTAGGATTCCAAAGACCGATCAAAGTATGGGTGACTTCACAAGATGACAGAGTAAGATCATGGCATAGCGCTATGAATGGAACTGTTGTCAAAGGTAATGAAGACTTCAAAGTTCTTACACCGATTAAAGGTGGTGGCTTTGCAGAACTTCCAATGGCTTATCCTTCTGATGATAGAGGTGGTGCAAGTAATGTAGTGAATTGTCGTTGCCATTACGAATTTATTGACGAGGATGATATCTTAGTTGATTAACATAAGTATTTACTGATAGAATACTCTTAAATAATTTAGGAGTGTTTGATGCCAATACCTAAACCTACAGACAGTGAAGACAGAAGTTCTTTTATGAGTAGATGTATGTCAGATAGAACAATGTTAAATGAGTACGCAGAAGATCAAAGGACTGCTGTATGTTCTGCAAGTTTCAACGCAGAAAAAGAAGATAAATCAAGTAACGAATTTTTGGACTGTGAGTTCAAACAAATAGACGCAGATGATGAAGGTGTATTCGAGGGTTATGCAAGTGTATTTGGCAATAAAGACTTAGGTAATGATGTAATAGAAAAAGGCGCTTTCGCAAAATCAATACACAACAAGAAACCAAAACAAATCAAATTACTTTACCAACACAAGACAGATGAGCCAATAGGCGTAATTGAGTCAATAGAAGAAGATAATAAAGGTTTAAAAGTCAAAGGTCGTCTAGCATTAGGCACACAAAAAGGTAGAGAAGTATTCGAGCTTATGAAAATGGGCGCTATAGATTCTATGTCAATAGGATATAGACTCAATGCCAAAGGATATCACTATGATGATAAAGGCAAAAAAAGAGTTATAAAGGAAGTGGATTTAATGGAGATATCAATGGTTACATTCCCTATGAATACTAGGGCTAAAGTAACTAAAGTGAAGTTTGACAAGGAACTGTTAGAAACTATCACAGAGCGTGAATTGGAGAGTCACTTACGAGATGTAGGCTGGTCTTTTTCAACAGCGAAACAAAGTGCGAGTATACTACATAAATCTTTTAATAAAGAACAACGAGATGTTGTTGATAGTATTAATCGTGTAATTAACTTAATAAAAACTTAGGAGTCAAAAATGACAGAAGAGATTAGACAAGCTGTTGATGAACTCGGTAATGCAGTTGAAGAACTCAAAACTGAGAACAGAAAGCGTCTTGACGAAATTGAAAAAAAAGGTCATGCCGATCCTATTCTGCAAGATAAAGTAGATAAAATCTCTGACAAGATCGCTGAGATTGAAGAAAAGAGACAAGACAACGAAATCTTAAAGAAAAACTTAGAGAGAGCAGAAGAAAAACTTGCGTCCATAGAAACTAGACTTGCGAGACCAGAACATGGTGGAACAAAAGAAGTTGATATGAAGATGAAGGCTTTTGGAAGTTATCTAAGAAAAGGTGAAGTAGATCCAGAAGAAACAAAAGCACTTTATGAAAGTGACGACACACTCGGTGGTTTTTATGCACCAGCAGAGTTTGTTGCTGAACTTATCAAAGGTGTAACAGAAATCTCAC